TTAGGATAATTGTATATTTATATGTTGAAACTATTGTAATATGAGACTAATTAATTTAATTCCGTTAAAAGAAATGGAAAATCCTTGTTGGAAAGGATATGAAATGGTAGGAACTAAGAAAAAAGGTGGTAGAGAAGTACCAAATTGTGTTCCTGTAAAGGAAAATGTAGTAAGTGAAACAACCGGTAGAGAAGCAAAAGAAATTGCTAGATTGACTGGTACACGTGATAGTATAGTACAAAAATTTATAGATGATTTTAATTTAAATGCCAAAAACCTTTTTAATTTTATAGCTAAAGGAAAAGAAAAGGTTAGAAAAGATTTCGCAACCGCAATGTCAGGTAGACCGGGTAATAAATATCAAGGTGATTTTGTAGGTATGTTTGGTGAAGATATCAATAGTGACGATGATGTTAATTATGGTTTAATTGAACCGGAAGAATATGATGTAGAAGATGAGGATATGGAAGATTTTATTTCTTTTATGAGAGCATATTCAAAAGATTTAAATGAAGCAACTTGTCCTTGTATGCATGAAGCAGAATATCAGGGTAGAGAAGTTAAGTTGGGTAAACCAATGCAAGGTGATGTAAAGAAATTCAAAGTATATGTAAAGAATCCTGCAGGAAATGTTGTTAAAGTAAACTTCGGACAAAAAGGAATGAAGATTAGAAAATCAAATCCTGCTGCAAGAAAATCATTTAGAGCAAGAATGAATTGTGATAGTCCAGGACCAAGACATAAAGCAAACTATTGGTCTTGTAGAAAATGGTAAATTTGGAAATGTGAAAAATTTTTCATATATTTAGAAAAATAGAATAATATAAAAATGGCAGATAAATCAATATTTAGTAGGTTACAAAAATTATTTTCAACAAACACAATTGTTCGTAAAACACAAGATGGTGTAAAGGTTGTTGATACCGATGAGTGGCAGAATATGACCACAAACTTAGTTGACCGCTTTATGAAAATGAAAGTGACCAACTATGGTACAGGACAAACAGCATCATCAATGGCATATCAACAAGTTAGAATTGACTTGTTTAGAGATTACGACTCAATGGACTCAGACCCAATCCTATCATCGGCACTGGATGTTTACTCAGATGAAACAACTGCTAGAAATGAAATGGGCAATGTTTTAAAAATTCATCATGAAGATGACCAAATAAAACAATTATTAGAAAATTTATTCTATGATATTCTTAATGTAGAATTTAACCTATGGCCATGGACAAGAAACTTGGTAAAATATGGTGATTTCTTTTTACAATTAGAAATAGCAGATAAATTGGGTATTGTAAATGTAATGGCTTTATCAACATACGAAGTTAGTAGAGTTGAAAATTTCGACCCAGAAAATCCACAAAGAGTTAAATTCATATACGCACCATACCAAAACCCATCGGGTGGATATGGACAAACTCCAAAGAAAGAATTTGAAAACTATGAAATGGCTCACTTCCGTTTAAATTCGGATTCAAACTTTTTACCTTACGGAAAATCAATGATAGAAGGTGCAAGAAGAGTTTGGAAACAATTGATGTTAATGGAAGATGCTATGTTAATTCATAGAGTAATGAGAGCACCTGAAAAAAGAATATTCAAAATTGACGTAGGTAATATCCCACCAAACGAAGTGGATAACTACATGCAGAAGATTATCAATAGTTCTAAGAAAGTTCCATTTGTAGACGAAAGAACAGGAGATTACAATTTGAAATATAATATGCAAAACCTTATTGAAGATTATTATATGCCAGTTCGTGGTAATGATAATGGTACTTCAATTGATACATTAAAAGGTTTGGAATACAATATGATTGATGATATCAACTACTTAAAGGGTAAGTTAATGGCAGCATTGAAAATTCCAAAAGCATTTTTAGGATATGAAGAAGATGTAAATGGTAAAGCAACATTGGCAGCACAAGATGTTAGATTTGCAAAAACAATTGAAAGAGTACAAAGAGTATTAATTTCAGAATTGACTAAAATAGCAATTATTCACTTATACGCACAAGGTATTACCGATGATAGACTAACTGATTTTACATTAGAACTTACAATACCATCAAAAATCTACGAGCAAGAACAAGTTGAATTATATACTTCAAAAGTAGCATTGATTACACAAATGCAACAAACTAAAATGTTCTCAAAAGAGTGGATGTATGAAGCGGTAATGAAACTTGCAAAAGATGAACAAGATGAAATGACATTACAAGTATTGGAAGATACTAAACAAACATTCCGTTTAACATCAATAGAAACACAAGGTGTTGACCCAGCTAAAGAAACTGGTACCGATGAACCAACCAATGTAGAAGAAGAATTGAATAGACTTAAATCGGAATTAGAAGAAGATGACAAAGGTGGCAGGCCGAAAGACGCTGTTAGATATGGTAAAGATGACCACCCACAAGGTAGAGACCCATTGGGTATTAAGACTCTTAAACAAAAAGAAGGGTCTGTAAAATACAAAGCAAGAGATTCATATTTAGAGATATTTAAAGATATGGACGGAAATAAAAAGACTATTTTAACAGAAGATAACACAAAATAGTAATAAACCAATAATAAAATATATTTATATCAGAATAATTGTATAATTTAATGAAAAAAATAAAACATTCAAAGTTTAAAAATACGGGATTCTTATTTGAATTATTAGTAAGACAAATTACTGCAGAAGTAATGTCATCTAGTAAGTCGGTAGCTGAAAAACTTTTGAAAGAACACTTTAATTCTAAACAAGAATTATCAAAAGAATTGAAATTATATCAATATCTTATTAATGAAAAATATAATTCAGAATCAAAAGCTGAACAATTCATCAATACAATATTAGAAGCTCGTAAAAAAATAGACGAGAAAAAACTTACAAAAGAAAAATACAATCTTATAAAAGAGATTAAAGAAACTTATAATTTAGATGAGTTTATTAAATCTCCAATTTCCAATTATAAAACATTAGCATCTATTTATAAAATATTTGAAACAGTTGTAACGGATACACAATACGAACCAACTGACATAGTATCTGCAAGATTTACAATTGCAGAAAATATTATTAATTCTTCTATTCAAAATAAAGATGTAAAACTTAAAGATGCAGTTTTAGAAGAATATAGAAAACAAGATGATGATTTAAGAGCAGTTTCTTATAAATTATTGGTTGAATCATTTAATAACAAATATAGTAATCTTACAAATGACCAAAAAGGTTTATTGAGAGAATATATTAACAATATCAATAATACTGGTAAATTAAGTGAATATGTTTCAACCGAAGTAACTAAATTGGTAGAAGGATTAAAAGAAGTTGGTTCTAAAATTTCTGACAAAGTTACAAAAATCAAATTAGCAGAAACAATTGCAAATATTAGAAAAATTAAATCTGTTAAAAAGATTAAAGAACAACATTTATCGGCAATGATGATGACATACGAATTATTAAAAGAATTAAAAGAATCAATTAAAAAATAAAAAATGAGTACGAATTATAGAGCATTTAATACAAAATTGGTAACATCAGGTTCTGCTGCATTGGTAGACAGAGCTTGGGGAGTATTACCTGTTAGTGGTGTTACTGGTACAATTACATTAGAAGGATTTGGTACGGGAAGTACAATCCATCCAACAATTGCATTAGAACATTTAACATCAGGTCAACCTTTTCCTTGTTATGTTAGAAATGTAACCGTAACTAATGGTGGTTCGGTTTATGTATTAGCTTAAAATTAAACGGATAATAAAATGTCAGAAACATTAAAAACGGAACAACTTAATAAAATAAGAGAAATTGTTCGTAAGATGGTGAGAGAAAGAATGATTGACGAAATGAACACCACAGGTAATATTGAGGGATATAATACCCCATATGCATTTAGTGGTAAAGATGGTGAAAAGAAAAAAGCTAAAAGACAAGCAGACCTTACGGGATATACTCCGGTTAACGAAAATAGATGGTTGGCATTGAAACAAGACGAATCAACCGCACAATCTAAAATTGGTAGAGGTATATCCAATATCAATAAACAATTAAGAGAAATGGAAAGATTTCTTAATTGGTATGGTAAGATTAAGAATGAAAGTGGTGTTAGTAACAAATCTTATTGGAAAAGGACAAATAGTCATATTTATAGTATACAAGAGAGATTATTAAAATTAGACCAAAAAATCAGACAAATTTCAGAATAATGAAACATACAGAATTAAAAGAACTTATTAGACAAGTTGTAAAAGAAGAAAGTGATTACCAACAACTATTCAAACATATGTTAGATAGAACAGGTAAGACTATTCCTGATATGTCTGATGCAGAAAAAGTTAAATTCTTTACTGCAGTAGATAAAGCAACTAAAGCAAAATCCGAAGGCAAATTGACAGGATACAATGAAGCAGAATTAACCGCAGGTCAAAAGAAAATTGATACCGATGGTGATGGTGAAATTGAAGGAAGTGATTTAGCAGCATTAAGAAATAAAAAATAATGAGTAAAGGATTATTGATAGAAACACATTTGTTTGAGGCAAAACTTCAACAAGAAGAAAATGGAACTTATTTAGTTAAGGGCATTTTGCAAAGAGCAGGTGCTCCAAATCAAAATAATAGAAGATATCCAAAAGAAATATTAGAAAGAGAGTGTCAAAAATATCAACAACTTATTAAAGAAAGAAGAGCTTTGGGTGAATTAGACCATCCTGAATCTCCTGTTATTAATTTAAAGAATGTATCACATAACATTAGAGAAATCTATTGGGAAGGTGATGATGTATGTGGAGTAGTAGAAATACTTTCAACACCATCAGGTAACATCTTAAAAGAATTATTAAAGAACAACATACGTTTGGGCATTTCATCTAGAGGATTAGGTTCGGTAAAAGAATTAAGAGATGGAACTGTAATGGTAGCAGAAGATTTTGAATTGGTAGGTTGGGATTTTGTATCTAACCCATCAACACATGGAGCATTTATGGCACCTTTACAGGAGTCAAAACAATGGGCAAAGATAGCAGAGGAATGTGGTAAGTGGTGTAAATCACAAGATTTAATGAGAGAAATTATAATAGAATTAAACTAATATGGCAAAGTTAATAAATTTAATACCTGGTAGAGAATTGAAAAAAGAGGCCATAGCAGATATGGATGCAAATTTACCTGCACAGATGGAAAGATTTTTGGATAGAACTATTAATATTATTAAAAGTTATAATTTACCAAGAAAAAAAGAACAATTGGTAATAGCAAAAATAATTGATGCATTAGGAATGGATAAACAACAATTAATGCAAGCGATTACTAAAATTAAGAAAAACGATATTTTAAAGAAATAGTATATGATAAAGTTAAAAGATATATTAAAAGAAACCGAAGAGTTTCAACAACTTCCAACCGAACTAAAAAGACATTTTTTAGAAATTATATCTACATACAACCAACATAGAGAAGGTATGAGTAGAAAATCGGACATTAGACAAGTTGCTGAATCATTGGGTGGTATTGCAGATGCAGCACAAGAATATACTTTGAGAGAAGGTGGTGACTGGTTTGATAGAGTTACTATTAAAAGAAACATGACTGAATTAAAAAAGTTCCAAGCTGCATTTGAAAAAGAAGCACAAGAAGCAACTGCACAAGAACAAAGATTAGAAGCATTGTATGAAGATATGGGACATGTATTAGGAAGATATTTTGAAATAGCAGATATCACCGAACAACAAATGGCCGAAAGATTGGGATTACAAGAATGTAAAACCTGCAAATAATGGAACAATTAGCATCATTGTTATTACATAGTAGAACGCAAGCACATTCATTTCATTTAGGAGTTAAAGGTGTTGGTGCATTTTCTGCACATTCTGCATTACAATTATACTATCTTAATATTGCAGGCTTAGTTGATGGTTTAGTTGAAGCATATCAAGGACAATACGGATTAATTAAATTACAACCTGTTAGTGGTTTAGATACAAATAATGATATCAAAAATGTTATTGCATATTTTGACAAATTGATTGCAGTAGTTGCAAAATTAAGAAAAGACGAAAAATTACAAATGAGTTGGTTACAAAACGATATAGATACAGTTGTAACTTTATTATACTCAACAAAATACAAATTGGTTAATTTACAATAGAAGAATGTTAGTAGTAAGTGTTAAGGGTGGAAATATAGAATGGGCAATAAAAGATTACAAAAAGAGAGTTCAGTCCATAAAACAAATAGAAGAACTTAGAGAAAGGAAGACTTTTATTAAACCTTCCAAAAGAAAGAGGTTAAAAAGAGAAGAAACTATAAGAAAAAATAAACTATTTTAGTATATTTCTTTAGTTTTCTAAAAATTTTACATACTTATTATCAAATATCTTATTTTTTATTATAAGATTACAAGACATCGTTGATTAATGAATACCCTTCTCTATAAGGTGTGACCGAACAATCAACATAATTACATTGGAGTTCCCTACAAGAATAACTTCACAACAAAATTTAAGGAAAAAAGATGGCAAATTCAAAATTATTGAAAGAAGCAATCGCTGATGCCAAAGCCGTTAAAGAAACTGCTTTAGCAAACGCTAAAATCGCGCTTGAAGAGGCTTTTACTCCTAGACTTCAATCTATCTTATCTCAAAAGATGAGAGCAGAAGCTGAAGCACAGGATGATGAAGTTGAAAAAGTGGACGAAGAATTGAGTTCAACTGGTATCGGGTCTAAAGTAGACGCAGGATACGCTGAAACTCCAGGTGCAACCCCAGCTTACGATGCAATGACTGATTTATCAGTTGGTGTAAAGAAAGATAGTGGTAAACCTGAACAAGCTGGTACTGACTATAAGAAAGTAGCAGACATTTCTGAAGAAGAAAACCCATTTGCACAACAAGATGATGCTATGGCTGGTGATGACAAAGATGCAGAAATTGCAGAATTGAAAGCTAGACTTGCAGAATTAGAAGGTGAAAACGGAGAAGAAACTGAAGAAAATCCTTTCGCAGCAGCAGAAGGTGAAGATGAAATGGGCATGGATGACATGAGCATGGATTCTCAAATGGGTGACGATTCAATGGACATGGGTTCTGAAGATGAAGAATCAGAAGATGACATGGACTTAGAAGCAATCATCAGAGAATTGGAAGCATCTATCAATGGTGATGACAACGAAGAAGAAGCAGAAGAAGGAAGCATGTATGAAAATCTTGCTGATGGTTCTGAAGCGGGCACTGACAAAGGTGAAACTCCAAAAGTTGTTGTAACTAACGAAGCGGAAGAAGATGACAAAGAAGATGACGAAAAAGTTGTTGACTTAGAAGAAATCTTACGTGAAATGGAAGCAGACATGAAAGGTGATGACAAAGAGAAAGTTGATGAAGAAAAAGAAGAAGATGAGAAAGAAATGAAAGTTGAATTAAACGAAGCTTACAAAGTAATCAAATCTTTACAAAAAACAATCAATGAAGTTAATTTGTTAAACGCTAAATTGTTATTCGCAAACAAATTATTCAGAGCACACAACATGACTAACGAACAAAAAGTTAAAGTGATTGAAACTTTGGATAGAACAAACTCAGTTAGAGAAGTTAAATTGGTGTATTCTACATTAGCAGAAAACTTCAAATACTCTTCTAACAAATCTACTAAAAAATCTATTTCTGAAGGAATCGCTAGCAAAGTAACAAAATCTACTAAGCCAGCACAAGCTAAGCAAGTAATTGCTGAGAACACAGATTTCTCTGACAGATTTAAGAAATTAGCAGGTATTATTAAATAAAAATATTAAAAAAACAAACAATGGACATTAAAAAATTAATGACAGGTGCTAACCCACAAAGCATTATGCTTGAGCAAACTAGAGGTTTGAAAAGCAAATGGGAAAAAACAGGTTTATTAGAAGGTGCAGGTACTGAAACTTCTAAGCATGGTATGGCAGTAATGTTAGAAAACCAAGCAAAACAATTATTAGATGAGGCTACAAGAACAGGTACATCTTCAGGTTCTGAAGAATGGGCAGGTGTTGCGTTACCTTTAGTAAGAAGAATCTTCGGTTCTATCGCAGCTAAAGAATTCGTTTCAGTTCAACCAATGAACTTACCTTCAGGTCTTATTTTCTACATGGATTTCAAATATGGTACTAACCCAGCTGGTAACCCAGATTTCACAGGTTCTTCTTTATTTGGTAATGGTGGAAGTTTCGGTAAAGATTCTTTATCTCCAGCAGGTAACAAATTAGGTTCTACACAAGCTACTGCAGGTGGTTTGTATGGTGCAGGTAGATTTGGATATACAATCAATAACGCAACTACAGCAGTAGTAGCTACTATGGCTTCAGCTTCTTTAGGTGATATGAATTATGATTTATCTAACGCTACAGTTTCTGCATCTTATGCAGCAAACACTTTGAAGAAATTCACAGTTAACTTACCTTCTGATGCAGATTGGAACGGATTTAGAGCTTTCGAACCAACTTCATTGACTGGTTCTGTAACTTTCTATCCTCAATTATCTACTATCAATAGTGGTACAGCATCTTTCGTTGCAACTGCAACTGGTATGACTAACGATAACTCAGTAGAGTGTTCTTTAGCTTACCACGTACAACCAACTGATATCTCAAGAGGTGACTTCGAAGATAGAGGTTCTAACTTAGCAATCCCAGAAATCGAATTAGAATTGAAATCTGAGCCTATCGTTGCTAAGACAAGAAAATTAAAAGCAATTTGGACTCCTGAATTAGCTCAAGATTTAAACGCTTACCATAGTGTAGACGCTGAAGCTGAGTTAACTCAAATGTTGTCTGAATACATCTCTTTAGAAATCGACTTAGAAATCTTAGAAATGTTACAACAAAACGCATTCACAACCGAATACTGGTCTGCAAAGGTTGGTTACGATTGGAATGGTGCTGGATTCTCAATTGATTCTAACGCGGCTGCAGCTTCTGCATACCAAAAGAATACTTGGTTCCAAACTTTGGGTATCAAATTACAAAAAGTATCTAACAAGATTCATCAGTTAACAATGAGAGGTGGTGCTAACTTTATAGTAGTATCTCCAAACGTTGCAACTATTTTAGAATCTATGAACGGATTCTCTGCTAACCCAGGTAAGGATGCAACAACATTCTCTGCTGGTGTAACTAACATCGGTTCTATCTCTAACAGATATGACGTTTACAAAAACCCATACATGACTGAGAACGTATTATTAATGGGCTTCAAAGGTTCTAACTTCTTCGAAACAGGAGCAGTTTACGCACCATATGTACCATTGATTATGACTCCATTAGTGTATGACCCAACTAACTTCACTCCAAGAAGAGGTGTGATGACTAGATACGCTAAGAAATTAGTAAGACCAGAATTCTACGGTAAAGTAGTAATTGACGGTTTAGAAACTCTTTAATCTTAACGGATTAGATTGATAAAAAGAAAGAGGGGACAGAAATGTCTCCTCTTTTTTTATGGTTATATGAAAAATTTTATATTTATATTCGTAAAGTATTAAAAAAATAAATAAATTAAATAAAATGGCATACCCAGAACCACAATACACAATATCCGAAACCGCAAAGGATTTACCAACATATACAGCGGAAAGTACAGACAAAATTTTAGCTAGACAATCGGATGGTAAATTGGGATATATATTAGTGTCCGATTTACAAGTAACATTGGATGGGGATGGCCTGGCAACCGATGCCTCTGTTACCTCATTGAGTGGTAGTGTTAGCAGTAGTATTACCTCATTGAGTGGTAGTATTGCAACCAAAATGGCAAATACTTCATTTGGATATATTACTGGTAGTTTTGCAAATGATGGAGCTGCAGCATCAGCTGGTGTTGCAATTGGTGGATTGTATCATACTACCGGTACAGTTAAAGTTAGATTAACATAGTTTTCAATTTTATTAAAAATATTAAAAAGGGGACAGTAGAAATACTTTCCCTTTTTTTATTTATATAATTCATATTTATAGTAGTAAAACTATAACTTTTTATATATGTCTGTAAACACTTATTGGTCAGGTGCAACATCTGGTTCATTTATATCCGGCTCATCTACTCCATTTGGTATATATGATTCCGATAGTGGATTTAGAAACGATGCACCTAAGACCGCTACATGGGTAGCAAAACGATTAGGATATCCAATTGTTAATATTGAATTAGATAATGAACAAATATTTACTTGTTTTGAAGAATCTACTTCGGAATATTCTGCACAAGTAAATCAATTTAACCTTAGAAATAATTTAGATATTTTAAGAGGCCAAAAGAAAGAATCATCTGGTGGTAGAGCAAACTATTCACAAACTCTTGTAGATGGTTCATTTTTACCAACCACAGTCCGAATGTCTCAACAATATGGAACATTAGCAGGTGTCGGTGGTGCAACTCCAATTAAAAAAGCATATATTGAATTAACACCTGGAAAACAAAGATATGATATAATGAGTTCATCGATAGATGCGGAATCATCGGCATCATTTTCTACAATGTTTACGGGTAGTTCTACGGTAGATGTAACAAGAGTGTTTTATGAAGCAACCCCTGCAATTGCTCGTTTCTTTGACCCATATTCAGTAGGTGCACAAGGTACACTAAATTTAATGTCAGAATTAGGATTTGGAAACTTTTCTCCTGCAGCACAATTCTTAATGATGCCTTTATATGAAGATGTATTAAGAATGCAACAAATTGAATTTAACGACCACATTCGTAAATCTGCACATACTTTTAATATAGTAGATAATAAATTGGAAATATTTCCAATACCAACTGATACATTAACAAGAATTTATTTTGAATACATAAGTAGAGATGAATTTGAACATGATTCTCAAACTATTCAATCAGATTCTCTTTCTGATTATTCTGACATTCCATATAATTTCATTCAGTATTCAAATATAAATGATGTAGGTAAACAATGGATTAGAAAATATACATTGGCACTTTCAAAAGAATTATTAGGTGCAATCAGAGAAAAATATTCAACAATTCCAATTCCAGATAGTGAGGTAAGTTTGGATGGCGCGGCATTAAGAGCGGAAGCACAAGTTGAAAAGGATGAATTAGTAAAACAATTGAGAGAAAACTTAGAGGAGATGAGTAGAAAGAATGTGATGGAAAATAAAACACATGAATCAAATCATCATCAAGAAATGTTAAGAAAAGTTCCTTTAAAATTATATGTAGGATAATATGCCAAAATTTTTACAAGCTAGAGACATTGATTTATTTAAAAGTATAGCTAGAGAACTAGTAGATACTGTTGTACAAAATACAATTGTTTTATACAAAATTAATATGACTGAAACAAAAGTAAATATCTATGGTGAATCTTTAAATAAAACTTGGAACCCAGGAGTTCAGTTATATGCATTATATTCAAAAAGTCCTGAAGATGTTGTATATGAAGGATTTGGTCCTGAAATGCAACAAAATATAACATTTAAATTAGATAGAGCAATGTGTGAGGAAAAAAATCTATATCCAGAAGTAGGTGATATAATATTTTTTGACACATCTTATTATGAAATTGATAATACAAATGAAATTCAAATGATAGGAGGCCAACCTGATAATAATTGGAGTATTGTTTGTGAAACATTTATGGTATCTAAATCTATATTAAACATTGAAGAAAGAATAAAATAATATGTCTACAAATCCACTTAAACCTGATTTAAACAGAGCAAAACAAATCAAATCAACAAAAGGAGACTTAAAACAAAGTATAACTCTCTTTGATATTGACTATGCGATGATGACATATTTGGAAGATACTGTTTTACCACAATTAGAAGAAAATGACCAATCATTAAAAATACCAGTTATATATGGTAATTCGGAAAGATGGGTGGGTGCAAGAAGACAAGGTGTTTATAGAGATAATAAAGGTAAAATTCAATTACCATTGTTTATGATTAGAAGAACATCTATTACAAAGGATGAAAGTATGCCTATGTTAAATAGACATGTGTCATACCCAGCTATTACAAAGTATTCAAAAGATAATAGATATGATAGATTTTCTGCATTGGGTAGTACTGTAAAACCAAAACAAGAAATTTATAGAATTACAATGCCTGACTACGTTGAAGTAAACTATGAGTGTATGTGTTGGACATCTTTCACCGAACAATTAAATTTAGTAATTGAAGCATTAAATTTTGCTTCATCGTATTGGGGAGATAAAGACCGTTTTAAATTTAGAACATCTGTTTCGGATTATAATGTAGTCAATGAAGTCGGTGAAGGTACTGAAAGAATTAATAGAGTTGAATTTAGTTTAAATGTTAAAGCGTATTTACTACCAGAAAAATTTGACGGAGAAAACACTATTAAAAAATCTATGTCAATTAAAAGAGTAGTAGTTGCAACCGAAACGGATGTAACTGCAAATGGCAGATTAGAAGGTATGTTAACAACCCCATCACCATATTATGACAACAAAGATTTAATTGACTTTTTATCTTTAAATAATAGTATGACGGGTTCAATAACAACACCAAACTCCGCATCCTTCAATGATATAAAATTAATACAAGCACCTCCACAATTGGCATCGGTAGTTACGGCCGGATTAACTTATAATGGAAATCAATATGATGTTAAAACATATATAAATGGTGTTAGATATTATTGGAATGACCACATCACCGGGTCCGTAAGTGATACATCATTATCATTACAATTCTTAACAGGTTCTTTAGGATTTAGTGTAACCAGTACCGATGAAGTTACTATTATAGGTAAATTTATTGATATTGTATAATGAAAAGAAGTTTATTAGATATAACACAAAAAATCAGTAGAAACACTGATAAAGCAGTTTTAAGTCCAAAAGATTTAACAAATTCTACTTATTGGATTTTTGAAGCTACGGGTTGGAGATTTGTAGATATATTAAGAGAAATCCAATATAGAACTACACAAGATAGATTACAAGTTTATATTAACACACAGGCAATAAGTGCAAGAGATTATATAGTTGAAGAAGGTGGAAGTGGTTTATTGATTAAATTTATAAAATCTAATTTTGAATTTAATTTGGATGATGATGATTATATTGAAGTAAAAGGAGATATAGAACAATATGCTTAAACAATTTAATTCAAATACGAGAAAACTTAATAGAGTTGTTCCAAAGGTTAATATTAATAATCTTACTAACAATGATTTGACCGGAAGTTTACAAAATATTGAAATTCCAACCAATACAAAATTTCAATCAAAAACTCGTTCTAATCCAAACCCAATTAAATTAGTAAATAACAAAACAAAAATATCGGATTTTTATCAAGAGATATTGGAAAATAGTGCAAGATATGTCCAAAGAAATGTTGATGAATTTGACAATAATGCAAATACATTAACGATATATAGTGTCAGTTTAGATTACGGAACGGAAGGAGCATCACCTAATAATTTTGAAGTTTTGGTTTATGGTTTACATATTCCAGGAAATTATAAAATTGAAGAAGTTGGAAATAATGTAGTAATAACTTTAAATGAACAATACATAGATTACGATAATGTGACTATTAATGATATTTATGTTATGGGTAAGTTAAAAGATATACCAATAGGAACAGAATTAGACATAGTTTTATCAACTGAAAATGACGAAGAAATAATATTATAAAAATGGCACTAAGACAAACTAAAAAAATATCAGAGCTACCTGCATTAAGTCCGGCATCATTAGATACGACTTTTGTAGTTGGTATATCAGGTAGCACAACATATAAAATTTCTATAAACAATTTAACATCTTCATTGAATACTGAATTTGCAACGGACTTAGTAACTAATGCATTAAGTAGTTCATTAGATACAAAATTATCTACATCATCTTTCAATTCTTATACTGCAAGTATTTCAACTGGAAGTTTAGTAACATCTATTTCAAATTTAAATATTTTTACTGCAAGTGTAACTACGGCATCAATTGTAACTTCTATTAGTAATTTGAATACTTTTACTGCATCACTTTCAACTGCAAGTTTAGTAACATCTATTTCAAATTTAAATACCTTCACGGCATCACAATCTACATCATCATTAGTGGATAGATTAAACACAATTGAAAGTGTAAGTGGTAGTTGGATTACTGAAAGTGAAACGGGTTCATTTTTGACAAGTTTAAATGGAGCAATAAGTTCTTCAACACAAATATCTGATTTAGGATTTGTAACAGGTTCATACACTACTATAACTTCATTCAATAGTTTAACACAATCTTTCAATTCAATATCACAATCATTTAGTGTTATTAGTGGTAGTGTTGGAACAATTGATTTTAGTACATTGGCAACAACTGCTTCAAATACTTTTATAGGAAATCAAACAATTAGTGGTTCTACATATATTAGTGGTGGATTGAATATTACAAATAACGGATACTCTTGGAGTTTCGAATCGAATGGTAGAACTAAACTACCAAACATTACTTTTAATTCAGACAGAGGAACTGGTATGGTTGGTATTAAACCTGTGGCGGGTAGAGAATTTCAAATTGAAACATCAACTGCGGAAAGTAGTGCAGGTCCTTGGGTTTTTGGATTAGATGGTACTTTAAGTGCACCTAATGGAGCTAATATATTAAGAGTTGGTAATTTAGTAACAACGGCATCTTTCAATTCATATACGGCATCACAATCTACATCATCATTAGTGAATAGATTAAACACAATTGAAAGTGTAAGTGGTAGTTGGATTACTGAAAGTGAAACGGGTTCATTTTTGACATCATTAAGTGGAGCAATAAGTTCTTCGTCTCAATTAACAACATCGTTTCCATCAAAAACAACTGAAACTTGGTCAGTACCAGCAGGAGCATCTACACAAAGTTTTACAGTAGAAGCCGGTGCTTCATATACAATGTGGGTAAATGGTAATATTCCAAATGGTATTATAACTTGGAACGCAACTGTAACAACATCAAATACCAATGTTCCGGTAGTTGGTTCTCAATATGGTTGGTATTACACAGCAGGTAATGCATTAGTTTTAACTGCAATGCCTGACCAAATTATAGGTACAACTAATACTCTCATATCTTCCCCAGCATCATACGCGCCAAATACTTCAAATGTATTTAAGTTTGGTATAACAAATAATAGTGGTACAACTCAAACAATTAATTACGGATATATAAAACTATCTTAACGATATTTATAGGATATGGCAAACTTAATAAGATTAAAACAAATAGAGAGTGGTTCTCAATTAAGTACCGCAGCTACGGTTGGACAAGACTTTAGTACATCGGTATTTGAAATTATAGATGGAGCAGGACTTATTTCATCATCTGCACAAGTTTTATTAATATCAGCATCAGGATATAATGAATTGGCAACCGATTTAGAAGTGGCAGTTGTAAGTGCTTCGGTATCTTCATCACAAACTTTAATATCTTCTTCAATAAGTTCATCAATAGCCGCAACTTTAAGCGGAAGTGCATTTTCAGTAACGGCATTAAGTTCATCGGTAAGTACAAGTTTAAGTTTAATAAGTTCTTCAATTGCAAGTGTGACGGGAGATTTTAGTGCATCAGTATCAAATACATTTGCAACTCAAAGTTCAAATTTAACATCCGTAAGTTCATCATTGAGTGAATTTACATCTTCAATTGGATTAACAATTAAAGCAAAATTAAATACTGAAAATGTAATTACATCATCTCGTCAATTAGATGGAAGTGTTATTAATAATTTAACATTGGGTACAACCGGAGATGCATACTCATTAATAGTAAGTGGAGCATTGGCAGTTGTAGATGCAGATATCACAATAAGTGGTTCTCAATTCAATGTTGGTGGTCAAATTTGGGTGAATGGTGAAACAGGTTCAGCAGGAAATCCACCATCCGAACCATATGATAATGTTGGTAATACACAAGCTGATATTATTGACCAGGGTGAATGGTAGTATGATGAAATAAAATATATTAAAATATAAAATTTATTTATGATGGATTCTATATTTATATGGGAATACTCTAAAATCCGAGAATAATTTAAAATAAAATATGGCACAAATAATTAAACACAGACGTGGTAGTTTGGAAAGATTATCAGCAGTTTCATCATCTTTTCAAAAAGGAGAAATTGTAATAGCATCTGGTTCATCTAACATAACCGCATCAAATGGTTCATCAATCTTATTTGCAGTAGTAGAAAGTGGTTCAGTAAGAGCAGTAAATAGAGTATTAAGAGGTACTAACGCTCCTAACATTTTTAGTGGTTCTACTTACAACGGAATGGTTGATGGTGTACCTTATTATGCAAGTGGAAGTCAAACCCTATATCTATTGGGTTCGGATGTAAACGAAGCAATTGATTTAACAGGTAACATTAGTAACTTTAGTTCTTCGGTTGCAACTTCAATCAATGCATTAAGTTCATCAATCGGTGGTGGTTCTATTGGTAACTCTGTAACATTATTAAATACATTTAGTGGTTCTCAATTAACTCAAAATTCAACATTAGCAACCTATACCGGTTCAGTTAGTACAAGATTAACAGAAATAGGTGTAGTTAGTGGAAGTTTGATAGCATCTGCATCAACAGCAAAGTCAACAAATGACTCACAAGGTGTTTCGATTACAAACTTAAACTTATTCTCATCTTCTCAATTAACTCAAAATTCAACATTAGCAACCTATACCGGTTCAGTTAGTACAAGATTAACAGAAATAGGTGTAGTTAGTGGTTCATTAATAAGTTCGGCATCAAATGCAGCAGTTAGATTAACTGATATTGAAGCATTTAGTGGTGCATTTAATACCGCATTTGATTTAAGTGGAGCAAACGTAACTATTGCGGGTAACTTAACAGTAGCAGGAACAACTACACAGGTTAATTCAACTACTATTCAATTAGGTGATAACATCATTGAATTAAATGGTACCGGAGCAGCAAATGGTGGTTTATTAGTTAAAGACCCAACTGCACCTAATACTGTAAGTGGTTCTTTACTTTGGGATTCTACAAATGATTATTGGAAAGCAGGAGCAGCAGGAGCAGAATCTAAATTATTAAGAGCAGATGGTGATGGTGTTGTTAGTGGTTCATCTCAAATTACATTACAATCCACTACCGGATTTAGTGCATACAATACAGCGTTATCAACTATTACAGGTTCATTAATTGCTTCAGCATCAACTGCAAAAACAACGAATGATACACAAGATGGTAGATTAACAAATTTAGAATCTAAATCTTCAAGTGTTGATATATCAGTAGCAGCTTTAAATTCTTATACATCTTCTAATACTTCTACAACCGCATTAAATAACTTTACTGCATCTGCAAATACAAGATTTACTGAAATCGGTGTTGTTAGTGGTTCATTAATCAGTTCAGCATCAGCAGCTAAAACAACAAACGATTCACAAGGAGTTTCAATAACAAACTTAAATTTAACTACTGCAAGTTTAAATACTTCGGTAACTAATTTAAACTTATCATCTGCTTCACAACAAACAAGCATTGATAATTTAAATACATTTAGTGGTTCTGCTAATACAAGATTTACCGAAATTGGTGTAGTAAGTGGTTCATTGATTAGTTCAGCATCGGCAGCTAAAACTACAAATGACTCACAGGGTGTAAGTATTACAAATTTAAATTTAACATCTGCAAGTGTAAATACTTCAATAGCATCTTTAAATAGTTTTACATCTTCAAATAATTCAACTACACTTTTAAATTCATTTACAGCATCAGCTAATACAAGATTTACTGAAATTGGAGTTGTTAGTGGTTCATTAATCAGTTCAGCATCAGCTGCAAAAACAACAAATGACTCACAAGGTGTTTCAATAACTAACATAAACTTAACTACTGCAAGTTTAAATACTTCGGTAACCAACTTAAACTTATCATCGGCGTCTCAACAAACGAGTATTGATTTATTAAATACATTTAGTAGTTCTGCTAATACAAGATTTACTACATTACAAACTTACACCGCAAGTATTGATACAAGATTAACCGAAATCGGTGTTGTTAGTGGAAGTTTAATATTATCAGCATCGGCAGCTAAAACTACAAATGATTCACAAGGTGTTTCGATAACAAATATAAATTTATTTAGT